GCCGTGGCGGCCCAGCGAGCCGCTGCCCAGGAGCTACAACGGGCCAAGGCCGCTGTCGCCTCGGCAGAGGCCGAGGTGGCTGCCAGCCGCGCCCGCCAGGCCGCCAGCCTCCAGAACCTTCGGGACGTCCAGGCCGCCCTGGTCGCGGAGCGCACGCTGGAGCAGGCCAGGCTTCAGGCGCAGATCACCGATATTGGTCGGCAGCAGTCCCTCGCTCGCCTGGCTGAGCTACGGCTGTCCGAAGCGGCCATTATCAGGCAGGTCCAGGCCGCAGAGGCGGCGCTCGCATCCACGACGCTGGCGTCTTCGGCCGCCGTCACCGCCGCCTATCAGCGTAGGACCGCCGCAGTCGCGGCCGCCGCTTCGGCACAACAGGCCCTGACGGTTGCCACGAACAACGCGAATATCGCCTCTGCGGCCGCCGCTGCGGCATCCAGCTTCCTGGCTCGCGGCATGGGAACAGTGACGGCGGTCGGTGGCCGGCTGCTGGGGTTCCTGGGCGGTCCCATCGGCGTTATCTCGATGATTGCCATTGCGGCCACGGCGTTCCTGGACTTCGGTAGTGACGCCGAGTCCGGCATGGACCGTGCCGCCAATGCAACCGAGTCGGCTAGCGTCCGCATCCGCAACGCCTCGCGGAACATCATCCAGGCGCTGAACCTGGGTGACCTGAAGACGGCCAACTACGACCAGCTCGGCAAGAGCATCGAGCAGATCAAGCAGCAACTGGCCGAGGCCGAGCAGATACAGCAGCGTGCCGAGGCCCTCCAGGACACGGACGTTCCTACGGTGCCGGGCATGGACCTCCCGAGCCTGGACGAAGCCAACGAACGGGTACAGGCGCTGACCGGAGCCCTGCGCAGGCTTGAGGCAGAGCGAGCCGGCGACCGCTTCAAGAACGTGCGCGAGGGCAAGCAGTACCTGGAGAACCTGGAGCGCCAGAACGAACGCCTCCAGAACCTCACCGCGACAGAAGAAGCCCTAAACTACCTGCGCAAGGAAGGTATCGACGCCACGTCGGAGCTGGGTAGGAAGATCCTGGATCAGGCCGCCGCCAACCAGAAGCTGGACGCCACCAACAAGGCCGAGGCCGAGTCCAAGCGCCAGTCTGAAGCGGCGGCGCGCAAGAGCGCTCAGACGTCGGAACAACTGCGCAAGAGCCAAGAGGGCTACGTCACCCAGCTGGAACGCCAGGCGGCCCTGCTGGGTATGAATAGCGCCGAGGTTCGCGCCTACGAGTTGGCCGAAAAAGGACTCACTGGGGCGCTAAGGGCCAGGGCTGAAGCTGCCCTTGCTGCTATCGATGCCGACGAGAAGAGGCGCCAAGCCGATGCCAATGCAAGCGCCAATGCCGACCTTCAGGCCGAGTATCTGCGGGCGACCGGGCGCACCGTTGACGCGGGGCTGCTGGAGATTCGGACGAAATTTGACGCGATGCGGCGGGACTTCGAAAAGGCGGGCAACGACGCCGGCCTGGCCTGGATCGACAAGCTAATTCCCGTCGCCGAGGCTAAGGTCCGACTGGACGACGTCAAGCAGCAGATGGACGACTTGCTGGCCGACCAGCAGCGCGCCGAGTCTTCCGTCAACGTCCAGCAGGATGCCGGCGTCATCAACGAAATGGACGCCCGGCAGCGCATCCTGGACATTCACCGGGCGACCTACGAGAAGCTCCAGCAGATTCGGCCGATCCTGGAGCAGATGGCCCGCCAGCCTGGCGAGGTCGGGCGAGCTGCTGCCGAGTCGCTCGCCCAACTGGACGCCGAGGCGGCGCGCCTCCAGCAGACCACGACGCTGCTCGAAACCACCTTGCGGGACGGGCTCACCACCGGCTTTACCGACGCCATCAAGGGGCTGGCTTCCGGGACCATGGACTTGCGCGACGCCATCACGTCGCTGGGCGAGGCTGTACTCAATGCCCTGGTGAACATGGCGGCGCAGAACCTCGCGCAATCGCTGTCCAGCGGCATCATGGGGCTGTTTGGTGGCGGCCAGCAGGACACCCGCATGACGACCGGCGCGGCGGCTGTGACCGCGTCGGCAGGCGCTCTATCGACAGCGGGCGCTTCGCTGCTGACCGGGGCCGCTGCTATCCAAGCGGCCGCTGCGTCGCTGGCAGCCGCCAATGGCGTCCAAGGGCTGGGCGCTGCTGCGGGTGGTGCGGGTGCGGCCGGAGCGGCAGCGGGCGGCGGCAGTTGGTTGTCCTCCATCGCCGGCATGTTTGGTTTCGCCTCCGGTGGGCACATCAAGGGGCCAGGAACAGGCACCAGCGACAGTATCCCGATTCTGGCATCCAACGACGAGTTCATGACCCGTGCCGCCGTTGTACGACAGCCCGGCGCCCTGGCATTTCTCGAACAGTTCAACCGCTACGGCATGGCCGCGCTGGCCGGCTGGGCAAACCCTGTCCGTCACGCAACCGGCGGGCAGATCGGCATTCCCGCCCCCAGCCTGCCGGCCCCCGTCCGTGCCGGCGCGAACCTGCCCGAGCCGTCCAAGAACTTCAGTACCTCGGTCGCCAACTCGATCTACCTGCACGCCGTTCAGGACACGGATCAGATGGCGGCCGACATGTGGGCCGGCAAAGGCGGCGAACACTTCCTGGTCTGGCTGAACAAGAACCGCCAGGCCGTCAAGCAGATTATCTAGGAGTCCCATGGCCACCGAATTCGGCACCGCCGTCAACCACGCCGACCTGGTCGAGCGCCTGGTCCAGTTCCTCACCGCGAGCCCGGACCTGGTCGCAGCTGGGCAGGCCTACGAGAAGGTTTTCGACAACACCCTTCCCGCGTCGGGCACGGCCATCGCCGTGCGCCAAGTGACCCTGCGCGCCCCCGGCCTGGGCGGCACCGACAGCATCTTCATGGGCATCCAGTCCTACGGCGATACCGCCTTGGACTACTACAACGTCCGGCTCATGGGTGGCACGGCGTTCAATCCTGGAGCGATCCCGCCCAGTGGCGACTACTGGACCGCGTTTGCTAACTACAGCCCGCGAGTTCAGGCGCTGCTGTGGAACCAGCCCATGCCGTACTGGTTTTTCGCCAATGGTCGCCGGTTCTGGATGGTCGTAAAGGTCAGCACGATCTACGAGTCGGCCGGCGCCGGCTTCATCCTGCCACCCTGTCCGCCGTCGCAGTATCCGTACCCGCTTGCCGTCGTGGGCTCCTACCGTGGTGACGTTGCAACTCGCTGGTCAGACGTCAGCGACCGGCACCGGGGCATCAGCAGCCCGGTGGAGCGAAGCTGCTATGTCCGCGACCCGGCGGGCCGTTGGCTGGGCTTCACCGTCGCATCGAACAGCAACAACGAATCCGACTACAACAATCGGACCCTTCTGCCGCTCGGTTGCGGTCGCTACACCGGCAGCGGTGGCGAAAGCGTGATCAACCAGCTCCGAGACTCTTTCAGCAAGTTCCCCCTGAAGGCGCTGTCGTTCGTGACCCGAGAAACAGAGGGACGCCGGTACCTCGGTGACTTCGACGGTGCCTTCTACGTGCCAACGCTCAACTCCGGCGCCGAAGACGTCATCACCGAGAACGGAGTCGATCACGTTGTTTTCCAGACGGCGTGGCGGTCTGGCAATCCCTGGCTCTACGCAATCAGGAAGGACTGACATGGCGTATTTCACCGGTACTGCGAACAACCCTTCCGATCTGCTCGGAAAGCTGCGCACCCACGCTGAAACCCTCGGCTGGGTCACCGACCGCGCCTCGGCATCGGAATGGCTTTGTCACAACGCCGACGGCTACTGGTCATTCAACGCCGGTTCCAATCAATGGCAGCTCGCCGGCAATACGGGGTTCGACAACGCTTTGGCGTGGAACGCGCAGCCAGGCAATTCCGTACAGAACAATCCCTACTCGTCGAAACAACCAACCGTTGCCCAGCTCAGCGGCGGGCCGTTCACCCGCTACCACTTGTTCGCTACCGCTGCTTATCTGCACCTGCACGTCGAAATCGCAGCTGGGCAGTTCCGTCCGGTGATGATCGGCTCCCTGAACAAACGTGGCGTCGGCTATACGGGCGGTCAGTATGTCTGCGGCTCGGTCATCTATGCCCCTGGCCAGGCGCTGACAAACAACTGGTCGTCGCATCCGTTCGATGGCTACCACATTCAATACAGCGACGGCGGAAGCGTGTTGCGGCTGGATAGTCTCGATGATGGGCCGTCCCCGGAGTGGCTGCCGTTCGACTACAGAACCAACATCCCTCGGCGCGTCGTCGGACCCGGTCGCGGAAACTACAGCAGTCAGTACCATCCCGATGTGGGGCTGATCGACGCGAGCGCAAACGAGCTGAACAGCTCGACCACCCCTGTCCCATGCGCCATCTATGCGTTCGGCGCTCAGCAGCGCTCGCGGTACGTGGGTGAGGTGCCGGACTTCGGGCTGTGCAACATGGCCTTCCTCGCGCCTGGTGATCCGCTTGTCGTCGGTAGCGACACTTGGCGCGTCTATCCGTTGCTCCAGCGCGGAACCGCTACCGACTTCGGCGCCACAAGCGCCTGGGTCGGCTATTGCTTCCGGGTGGTCGAGTGATGGCGACGTTTCCGGGGTTCCAGGTGCCGAAGCCTGTGGAGGGGATCGTTGCTGGCATCACGCCGAATATCGACGCCCTGGAGCTGAACCAGGACATCAGCCTTGCAGCGGTCGCGGCCTCGACCTGGGCCGGCGCCTATGGGGCGCATCAGCCGGTAGAGGTGATCCATTCGACGTACCAGGCTGTCCACCAAAGCGCTCTGGAAGAGAACTACTACAACCGCCTCTGGTTGATTCCGACCGCAATGGAACTGGGCAACGTCGTCAGCACCCAGATACGACCGGCATCAGTCTGGAACGCATATTTCAGTCCGCGCACGCTGACCGCAATCGACCGCGAAGCCGCCGACGGCATCACGCTGTCTGGCCAAGCGTCGCCGCCGCTGGGTTTTGCCGCGCTGGAGGAACGCACCTGGACGGTCAGCATCGGCACCGACGGTCCGCCCGTAGTCAATGCGCGGATCGTCTGGAAGCTCCAGGGCGAGCCGGACATGGTCCTGGTCATCACTGGCAACCGGATCATCGCCTGGACGTTCGCGCCGGACTGGGGCGACAGCATCGTCGAACGCCTCAGCGCCTCGACAAATATCCTGCAAAGCGAATCGGCGGTGACCCAGCGCCGGGCCATGCGCCTGGCGCCGCGCCGGGAGTTCGAAGCGAACATGTACGCGGTGGACCGCGAGCGGCAGCTCCTGGACATGACGCTATTCGGCTGGGGCGCGCGCATTTGGGCGCTGCCGATCTGGCCTGATATCCAGTTGCTCCACCAGCCGCTGGCGGCCGGGTCGCTGAGCATTCCGTGCGACACGGTCGGCCTCGACTTCCGCGACGGCGGTCTAGCGATGCTGCGCGGCGAGGACGCCTTCAACTATGAGGTCGTCGAGGTCAAGGCAGTGACCGCCGTCGGCCTGGACCTGGTCCGCCCCGTCCAGGCCACCTGGGTAACTGGCTCGCGACTGTACCCGGTACGCACCGCGCAGCTGACCGAACAGCCCACGCTGACCCGGCTGACCGATACCGCACAGTCTGCGCGGGTGTCGTTCCTGGTGATGGAGCCCAGCGCCTGGCCCGAGGTAATGCCGGCGACGACCTACAGGGGGCGGCCAGTGCTGGAGCAGCGCCCGGACGAAAGCGAAGACCTCACCTCTAGCTATCAGCGCCTGCTGTCCACCCTGGACAACGGCAGCGCCATTCCCCGCGTGACCGACGTCGCCGGCATGGCGCTGCCCGTCATCGGCCATCGGTGGATCGGCATGGGCCGAGCCGAGCGGTCGGCGTTCCGTAGCCTGGTCTATGCGCTGCGCGGCCAGCAGAAACCGCTATGGGTGCCGACCCACGCCGACGACCTGACGCTTGTCGGAACCGTGTCCCAGCTGGCCACCGCGCTGGACGTGCGCAATATCGGCTATGCCCGTTTCGCCAACGGCCGGCCGGGCCGTCGCGACATCCGTATCGAGCTGTACGACGGCACGGTCTATCACCGCCGCATCCTCACCAGCACTGAGCTGGACGCCGACACCGAGCGCGTGGCCATCGACGCCGCCCTGGGCCGCCTGGTCGAGCCGACCGATGTAGCGCGCATCTGTTTCATGGCGCTCTGTAGTGCCGCCAGCGACGTGGTCGAGATCGAGCACGTCACCGATAGCGAGGGCGTCGCAACCGCCGCGCTGACATTCAAAGGGGTTCGTGACGATGAGTTTTAACAGCCGCGAAAGCTCGCTCGCGGATGGGCAGCCGGTGCGTCTGTACCAGTTCAGCCGTGGCGCGATCCGCTGGAGCTACAACAGCAGCGACCGGGACATCACCTACCAGAACCAGATTTTCCGCACGGTCCAGGGCGGCATCACTGACAACGGGATTATCTGCTCCGGCGACCCGCAATCCGATCAGTTCATCATCACCGCGCCGGCCGACCTCGATGTCGCGCTGCTGTACAAGGCTAAATCGCCGAGTGATGCCATCGACCTGGTCGTCTACGACATGCACTACGGCGACGCAGAGGCAGCGGTTTCATGGGTGGGGGAGATTGGCGACGTGGACTGGCCGACCGTGGACAGCAGTCGCATAACGTGCGTGTCCGAAGACGAACTGATGGACCAGCCCGGCTTGATCGATACCAGTTGCCGCACCTGCACGGCGACCTTGGGCGACCACCGCTGCAAGGTAAACCTCATTCCGTATCGAGTGACGCTGACACCGCAGAGCGTGTCCGCGTGGGTGATTTCCAGCGGAGTGGTCGCCGGCTATGCCGACGGCTGGTTTACCGGTGGCTATGTGGAGTGGCAGGTGGACGGCGACAACTACGACCGCCGCTACATCGAGCGGCACGCCGGGGCCGATCTGCACATCCTGGGCGGCACCGAGGGCGTCCCGGCGGGGGGGCAACTGCGGGTCTATCCAGGCTGCGATCTGCTCGATGAAACCTGCGCCGGAAAGTTCGACAACATCCTGAATTTCCGGGGCTTTAACAAGATGCAAGGCAAGTCGCCGTTCGATGGCGACCAGGTCTGGTGAGGTAGGCCATGGACCCGATCACAATCAATCTCGTCATTCTGGCTGCGTCGTTCATCCTATCCAGAGCCTTGGCGCCGAAGCCGCAAAAGCCCAAGCCAACAGCGTTTGAAGACATCGATTTCCCGCGCTGCGACGAGGGCGACGAACTGGCCGCCGTGTTCGGTCAGTGCTGGAGGAAGTCCTGGATGGTGCTGACTGTAGGCAACTACCGAACGAAGGCGATCAAGACAAAGGGGAGCAAGAAATGATCGTTACGGCTCAGCACTTACATACGGTCCCGACCTGGACCACTCGGCAGGGCTACTGCCATCGCCAGGCGCGGGAGTTCTTCAAGCGCCATCACCTCGACTGGATGGCGTTCTTACGGGACGGCATCGAGGCCGATCAGTTGATTGCGACCGGCGACGCGCTTGCGCTCAAGCTGGTTGAGCACGCACGCCAGGAGGTGGCTGATGGGCGCTAAACCCAAGGCTCAAACGGTCGGCTTTCGATACTTCTTCGACATCCATTTCACCCTAGGCAAGAAAATCGACGAGCTATGCGCGCTCCGGGCAAGCGGAAAAACCGCGTGGAAAGGATCGATCACTACTAACGGTCAGGTACGCATCAACGCCCCGAACCTGTTCGGCGGCGACAAGGGCGAAGGTGGGCTCGATGGAACGTTGGATATCCTGTTCGGCGAAGAAGACCAGGGTGTCCTGCCGCGCCTGGCGGCCATGCTCGGCGGCCTGGTGCCGGCGTTCCGTGGCGTAACGACTGGGTTCTATTCCGGCTTGGTAACCTCCATGAACCCCTATCCGAAGACATGGGAATTTTTGGTCCGGGGCGGAAACCGCTTGTGGGACGGCAATCCCTGGTATCCCGAAAAGCAGTTCATCTGGCTAGCGGACGGTCAGATCAAGGCGATGAACCCGGCGCACATCCTTTATCTCGTCTACACCGGCCGGGACTTCCGGGGGCTGGCCCGCACAAGAATGGACGAGGCGAGCTGGCGGGCTGCTGCCGACACGTTGTATGCCGAAGGCTTCGGGCTGTGCTTTGAGTGGACCCGGTCCGACAGCTTCAAGAACTTCTGCGAGACGGTGAAATCGCATATCGGCGCTGAGGTTTACCCGAACCGTCAGACGGGACAGATCAGCATCCGGCTCCTGCGGGACGACTACAACGTCGCAGACTTGCCGCTGTTCGACGAGGACAGCGGCCTCCTAGAGATCACCCAGGAGAAGACCGGCTCGACTTCCCTCGCGCCGAGCCAGCTTATCGTCAAGTACATCGATCAGATCGACGGGGCGCAACGGCAGGTCATCGTCAACAACAACGCGGTCGCCGCGTCGCAGGGACGGCGGTCGTCCGAGGAAGTCGAGTTCCTGGGCGTGCCTACCGGGGAGCTGGCCGGGCGAGTCGGTGAGCGGGAAATGCGTCTGAAGACAACCGGCCTGAAGCGCTATAAAGGCGTATTCGACCGCCGCGCCCGTAGCCTCAACCCAGGCCAGCCGTTCCTCATCCGTTCGACCCCGCGCGGGATCCCCGAAACCGTCGTCAGGGTCGGCCGGATCGAGGACAACTTCCTCGGCGACGGCAAGATCACCCTGACGGTCGTCCAAGACCAGTTCAATCTGCCGGCGACAACCGGCGTGGCACCGCCGCCACCGGGCTGGACTCCACCCGACCGGACGCCTCGGGCGATCACTGTGCGGCGTTTGATCGAGGCGCCATATCGCGAGCTGGCCGGGGTGATCGATCCGGCCAACTTGCAGCTCCTGGACGTGTCCGCGTCGTACCTTGCCGCCTTGGCCGAGGCGCCGACCAGCCTGTCGCAGAGCTACACCTTGACCGACCGCGTCGGCAGTTCTGGCGCGTTCGTTGATCGCGGAACCGGCGACTGGTGCCCGACCGGACTACTCGCCGCCGAGCTGCCGCTGGCGGCCGGCCCGAACGTCGTCACGTTGACGAACGCCACCCGGCTGGAGGACGTCACTGTCGGCCAGGCCGCTGTGGTGGACGACGAGATAGTCCGGGTCGATGCCGTCAACTATGCCAGTGGCACCGTCACCCTGGCGCGCGGCTGCGCCGATACCGTGCCGGCCAAGCACTTGGCCGGGGCTCGGGTCTGGTTCTACGACACGTTCGAAGCGGTGGACGAGACGGTATACAGCCAGGGCGTGACGCTCCAGGCCCGGCTGCTGACCAACACCAGCGAGGGCCAGCTCGCCCCGGCGCTGGCCGCTACCGACAGCCTGACGCTGACCGGGCGCCAAGGTAAGCCATACCCGCCAGGCCAGTTTCGCATCAACGGCAGCGCGTACCCGACGAAGGTCTACGGAGCGCTATCTGTGAGCTGGGCGAAGCGCGACCGCATCGGCCAGGCCGACCAGCTGATCGATACCACGGTCGGCAACATCGGCCCGGAAGCTGGGGCGACGGTGACGCTCCAGGTCTACAGCGGCACGACGCTGAAGCGCACCTACGCCGGCCTCACATCCAGTAGCTGGTCCTATCCGCTGGCCGAGGACATGGCGGATGGTCCGCTCCAGGACGTGCGCCTTGTCCTGCGCAGTGTCCGCGACGGCATCGATTCTTGGCAGCAGCACGACATCACGATTGAACGCCACGGCCTCGGTTTCCGGCTGGGCGAAGAACTAGGAGGCGTTTCCGCATGAGTCTTACGATGGGGCCGAACACTGGCCTACTGATCAACGGCGCCCCCGGTGAGGGGCATTACAGCGAACTGATCCGCATGTTGCGCTGGGATGACTTCCTGCGCCAACCGGTCGTCAAGGGGCGCGTCGCCACACTGCCCACAACCGGCCAGGCCGAGGGGGACACGTACATTTTCACTGGCTCCGGCTCCAATCAGAACCGCCTAGCGCGCTGGTGGGCAACGGGCGCCACCACGGCAATTTGGGAGTACATGCCGCCACGGCTGGGCTGGCGTGTCCAGGTCGCAAACGAGACGACGCCGAGCGGCCAGGTCAAGACGTATGAGTTCGGGGCCAGTGGCTGGACGGAACTGGTGGGCGGGATGGCCGACGCGCCGAGCGACGGAAAGCCATATGCCCGCGAAAGCGGCGCTTGGGCGGAGTTGGGATCGGCAGCGAAATCGGCGCTCAACGTTCTGCCGTTCATGAACCTGATGCCCGACATGGGCCGCTTCGCGGGAACCGCAGCCAACCCTCTGGCTACGATTTTCACAACGTCATGGACTCCAAGCTCGTTTCTCAACGGCTGGAACGGCGCCACCGTTGCAGATGGGGGCAAGTTCGCCTTCGACAACAGTACGAACGGCGGGGCCGGGCCGGCGCTCAATGCGCGGGTGCAGGCGCTGCTCGCGGTAATGGGCCGGACGTGGACGTCAGTGTCTCGATACGGGGTCGAGTTCTTCACCGCCATTCTGACGGCGGGATCGCAGACAACAACTGGCTCGGCCGGCGCGGATGGGGTTACGCGGTATCTGTGCTGCTCCAGCGGCAGTAAGACCGTTTTCAACGCGGGCGCGTGGGCGACGGTGGTCATGTGGCTGCGTGTCGAAAGCGGCTCGGCTCATATCTCGTCGGCGCCCTATACGACCCACAAGCTCTGGATCAATGGCGCTGTCGCTGCGCCTGGCGTGGTGCTGCCTGCGAACCAATGGGTGCATCTACGATTCTCGATGCAGTCCTACAACGGCTATGACAACGCGTGTCCGTACATCTACGCCTCCGCAGGGGCTCAGATCGCGTTTGCGTGTCCAGCCTGGTTCGGCGGATTGGTCGATCCAGGCATCCACGTTACCCCCATCCTGACCATCAACGGAGCAAGCGCATGATGAAGCGGGTTCTCTACAAAGGGGCGTTCTTCACTGAGTGGGACGGCCCGCTGGCGGCCATCGCTGAAACTGCCGGGGTGAGCCTGGACGATCTTACGTTCCACCCTGACGACGCGCTGGCTGAGGTCCAGGAGCTGCGCCGGCAGGCATACCGGGAAGAGGCTGACCCGCTGCGCTTGGAGGCCGAGTATGACGCCATCGCTACCGGTACAGAGCCGGACCTGTCGGCCTGGGTCGAAGCTGTCAAGGCGATCAAAGAACGCTATCCGCTCCCCCAGTCCTAAGCGTTTTGATAATTGTGACCAACGTCTCCTTTTTGCTACGGTCCCCCGCTGATGTTCGGAGTAGATAGGGATGTTGGTATGGACGAGGTGCTTAGACGGAGGCTGCGGGCGGAGCTGCTTGAGGTGGGGTTTCTCAACCAGTGCTGCCTCGATCTGATGGAAGCTATGGATTCCGAGTTCAGTCTCACCGAGGACCAGCGCGAATGCGTCGAGCAGCTCGGCCGATTCCTGCGGGAGGGCATCGGCAAGCTGACCGCTCTGTCTGAGCGGGTGGCCGATGGCGATATTGTCGTCCTGTGCTGA